AATTCGACAAACCACCAAGCAAAAGCAATAATTATTAAATACTCCATAGACGTTAATTTCGTCAAATATAAGATTAAATTCTAATCAACTTGCTTATATAACAAATTAATTATAAATATGTATATTAGATTTCTCATAACCTTGTATATTTATCTATTATTACTGTAATCATTATCAATCCAATGGCTATTACACCTATTATTATTTCTCTGCTCATCTTATCTATTAGTTTATGTCAACACTATGATACATCTTTTAACTTCGCTTTATATTTCAAAAGTAATTCTTTTAATTCAATCTTCGTGAATTTCTTTACTTCGTATGCTTTTTCACGCAAAATTATGAATTCGTCTTTTCCTATTTTCTTTTCTAGATTCACACCGTACAAAATTAAGTTTCCGTGTAAAAATGTATTACAGTATTCACATTGTAGATGTACGTTATTCTCGTCAAATCTTACATTTGCGTGTCCTCCACTTGAAAAGTAATGTCCTGCGTTTTCTTTCTTACAAGGCTTGTCGCACGAAATACAATTCAATCCTTTATCACGTTGTCTAATCCAAGAATTAAACACTTGCTGAGTCATCTTCAAATAGTCTTGCAACGTTAACAAATCCTCTTTCTGCTTAATCTTCTTTTCTTTCTTTATACTGGCTAAATTCTTTAATGCTTGTGCAGTCTTTAAACATACTTCACATCTGTTAGTTGATAAAGTAGAATTGAACTTTTGTTTAGGCTCAAATTGTTCGGAGCAAGTTTTACATTTCTTCATTTTGTTGTTTTAAAAATTCAATTAATGGAAGTAAAATTCCTTTAGAAGTATTCATATCTCCTCCTGCTTTATCTCTATTTGTATTCAAATATTTTCTACATAAATCTTTTAGCTTTTCAGTTTTAATAAACATACAATGAAAATCACTTAACCAATAGCACCAATATTCAGCTTCACTTGTTGAAAGTCCACTTCTCTTACCTCTTGATTCATATTCTACATAAATATTACCAGTTTCCAAACATCTAAAATCTCTTTTAATTTCTATTTTACTTCCTAATAATTCATTAAATTGTTTTTCATAAACTTGACCTACTTTTAAATCATATTTAAAATCATTATTATATTCCATGTATTTCTTGTTGTTTAATTAATTCTTTCTTCAAATATAGTATTTGTAATCTTAAAGCATCATTTGTTCGTGTTAATGCAGTATTATCGTCTTGAAGCATTTTAAAAACTTCTAGGCTATAGTTCAAATCATTCGCTTCACTTAGTATTACTTTTTGTTTTTCTTCGCTTACACGTTCTAATGCACTTCTAAAAAGCAATCTATTGATGCTTACCTTTATGTTTAGTCTTGCAATAGCTATATCTGTATCTTTCATAATACGTTTTTCCCTTCGTTTAAAAATTGTGTTCCGTTCTGTAATTTAAACATAATTGGTTCAGCAGCGAATGTAGGCTTACCACCAGTTTCAGTTTCTTTAACTTTTTTGATATGAACTTCTGTAAACATCCAAAAGTTAGTGTGCATTGGATAACGATGTATAACAACGAAATCATCTGCACGATTACCCCACTTACCACCACCTTCAGCATCCGCCATATTCGGTGCTTGTGGCATACCTTCGTAATCACCTGCTTTGTGCGTTTTACGCAGTGCTTCTGTTGCTGCGTGAATGCACATATAAATTGAAGTATTCGTTTTTTTCGCAAACAATCGAAGTTTAGTAGCCATTTCATAATCCAAATCGTGTGCATTAGCAAACTTTGGCTTTAAGAATGAATTATGTGGGTCAATCATTAAAGTATCATAATCACCTAACACTTGAACTTCTTTCATAAATTCTTCTATAGTCCAAGCTTTTTGTGCATCTATAAAATCAAAATGCGATTCAATAAAGTTTTTACAGTTTTCTAGTTGTTTAGGTAACATATCTTTAATTTTGCATCCAGCATATAATTCAATCAAATTGCGTTTCAATCCATTAACACTATTTTCAGCTGAATAAATTAGATGTTTAAGATTATGCTTTTTAGCCAAACAAAGTAAGTACCATAACACCCAATACGTTTTACCTACATTTGCGTGTCCTAACACAATATTGAACGAAGCACGTTTGAATCGTAGATTAATATCTAAATCAATACCTAATCCTAAACCCAAAGGAATCTTATCCAACCTAGATAATTCTAAAAATTCATCACTACTTCTATGATTAACTATCATTTCTTTTTTGCTTTTATGTGAAAGCCATTTACATCAATTTCATTTCCCCACTGGTCGGTTGAAATTACATCTGCTTTTGTATTTATTACATTATCATTTACATTATCATTAACAGTTATGTTTGTTATCGTTTGTAATGCTTTGTTATCATTTGTTATACTTTGCCATCTTTTAGCCATTCCTTTCTTACCTGCTTCACTACGTTTACCCTTGATTTCATTGAACTTTATCAAATCACGCTTCAATTGTTGTTTGATAGGTGTAAATGCTAAATTAATAATAATATCTTCACTAATTGGATTTTCATCGTTAACGTAGGCAAAGATGAACTTAATTAGTTCACCTGCCTTTTCGTTAGATAATTGATTAAACAAAGCCTTTTGGTCTGCGTATAGGATAAATCCTTTCTTATCTTCTGCCATTATTGAATAGATTTATTGTTTTCATCCCAACCTTTTGTAAATTCAACCTCTGAAAATAAAGAAGCTAAACCTGTTATTTGCTTTAATCTAAGTAATTCATCTTTATCCATACCAATATGTTTTAAAATCCAACCATCTGACATACCAGATTCTAATAAATCAGAAACAATATTACTCATTAACTCAATTGAATGCGAACCTCTCGCTCTATTGTGTCGAATAGTTGAGGCCATTCTATTTGATTCATCCTTTTCAATTACAGCAATAGGCAAAAAACCACCTTCTCTTTCAAATATCCTTTCAGACATTCTCATTGTAGTGTACCTGTGATAGCCATCCACTATTTCATAAACATCCTCATCTGGAATGTAATAAGCCACTATAGGCATAGTATATCCATCTTCCCAAATAGAAGTTTCAAGTAGTTTCATTTCAGGTGGTGCAACTGCGTTAGGGTTGTAAGCGTTTGCTCTGATTCTATCAACATGTATTCTTAACACATTGTACACTGGACTTTTAAAATCTTTTGTTTCCATATAATTATTTTGTTTTTAGTTGTTTTTGTAATTTAGAATATTTTTCTAATCCTTTTGTTTTTAATAAATTGTTATCCTGACTTCTAGAGCAACTCATATAAGTTAATCCAAAGTCATTTTTCATTATAGTTATACATACGGCTTTCCAATTTGGGCAATGTCTAAATGGTGTAGCGTTATCAATATTTATTTCATCTGCCCATTTGCCTTTTATTCTTATTATTTCATAAACATCTTGTTTTTTACATAGCTTACTAATTTCGCCTGTTCTTTCAATTTCAACACCATGGTCTATGATTGCCTGAATTACTCTAGGATTCCTACCGTAACCCTTTATACGCCACGACTCCATATATCGGTCTAAGTGATATTCAAACTTTTTTTTTACCTTTTCAGGTAGTGTTGACATTAAAAACTCTGCGTATTCCTTCCATGTAAAATGCTTTGGTTTGCTTATGTTTCTCCAAGCCATAGCTGAAGTGCCACCGTATATACCTCCAAAGTTACAACCGTTAACCCTGCCTACCATTTTACCCCAATTGTTAGGGTCAATTACTTTGTATAGTTTTAATGATTCTTGCCCTGATAAATGGAAAGGAGAAGCAACCCTCATTTGGTCTATCGTTAATCCTGCTTGATAATAAAGGTCGTATATCTTATTATAATCCCAATTGTATTTATAGTTACCAACCCAAATATCTGTTGTTTTCCAATCAAAAATAGGATAGAAATTTATTGTATTCTTATCTACTATCTTTGAATAATTCAATCCTTTGTGCATGTGTTTACGATGTTGGGATGTAAATATACCTCTTCTGGTTAAACTTTCATCTGCTCTAATTCCGATTAAAACTGCAGTCTTACCATACTTTGCACCGAACCATTTACTGAAATGTATTCTAGCATCAAACCCTTTTGTACCTTTAACGAACTCATAAGGACAATTATCCTCATTAACAACGTATTCATATTTAGGCATATCTCTAACCCAAATATCTTTTTTGTCTTTATCCCAAGGTATCCATCTAGGCTCGTACATTGAAACAGAACAAGCAGCAGAAATAGGAAGGCATAACCAATATTTTCTTTCTAAGTCTAAATACTCAAACATACGTTCTGCATATTCATCTGTATATTTATATCCTGCTTCATAGTCTTCATAGTAAACGGCTAATTTATGTAGTAGATTATTTTGTTTTGCATAGTCATAGGCTTGATTTAGCATTACACCAGAATCTTTACCACACGAAAAAGCAACTAAAACATTATCGAAATCTTCGAAAATTATTTTTAATCTTTCATTTGTCTTTTCAAAAACATTCATATTTTTAATTTTAATTGATTACTTTCTTTTATTACTCCTCTAGCTATTAATTCAGCTTTTTTAATATCTGAATACGCTTTACATTTTGGTCTGCTATATCCTAATAATTCTAAATGTTTATCATTCTTTAATATGGCTTTGCAAATTTGCTTATAACTAGGGGCTTTGTTTAGTTGCTCTAATCTTAATGGAACTTCATCTGGTATTCCATTTTTGTACCCTTTACTCTTCCAAGAATAAATATAGTTGGTTATCAATTCTTTCATTTTGTACGTTAAAAAGGTTAATAATTTCATCCGCTACTTTGTCGGCTGATTCCTGTTGTAAGGTTGTTAAGTTTGCCCAAGATTTTCTAGTTAGATATTCAGGGACTTGATGAAGATAGCAACAGGCTGCTTGTCCTAACCACGCTCTTCGGTTACAATTAATGTTTGTTAAGTTTATTAAAGATGAAACCTTCCAATTTTCAAGAACGTTCAAACAAACTAATTTAAATTGATTAGGATTAGATAATAACTTAACTGCATTTTCAATTAAGTACTCTTCATTTTTTACATTTAGGTTATACATGCCGTTTTGGTAATCTTCCCATAAAGTGTAATGTTTAAAAAATTGTTTCATAATATAATTTATTAAATAAAAAAGCCTTCATAATCCATAGGGGTTCGACTTCCTGCTTCATATAAAGGCTAATTAAAATTCCTTTCGTTACTTATTGTCGAACCGTAACGTATGCAAATATACAAAACTTATTCTAATAAATCAAAGTTAGCTGAAGGTGTTGCATTTAAATATAGCAACTGGTAACATTCTAATATAGCTTTATCGTACATAGTTAAAAAATTAAAGGGGAAAGGTTTTTATCCTTTACTGCTGGAACTCCAACACACCCCTAATTAATATTAGAACGGCAAATCGTTTGATTCAGATAGTTTACTACTTGTAGACTGCATTGTCATTCCTGTTGGTTTTGATTCCGTTCTTTCAACGAATTCAGCTTTCACAATGTTGCCGTCAGTCCAAGCTACTTTGCCGTTACCTACAAAATTCTTTTTAACTTTTGCTTCACGGTCTTCTTTTGATTGTTGAACAAAGATACTAGCATTGTTGCCATAGTCATCTTGTTTGTCGTTTACACTCATAGTGTACTTATCGTAACCACCTTGTGCATTTTTCATACTGAAATTAATTAAACTACTCATAACTTATTATTTAAATATTAATAAAGAAGCATTTGTTTTAATACGTTGCTTCCATTCCGTACTTTCTTTTTTATATTCTTGGCATAATACTCTGAATTTGCCAAACGTACTTTTGTCTTTTAATAGCTTTTTAGCCTTTACTTTACCTATTCCATATATACCTTTGATATTGTCGCTTACATCACCTGTTAACATCATTTCAAAGATAAGATTTTCAGCGTCTAATTTGCTTACTTCAACAAACCCTTTGCGCATTTTAATTTCTTTTCCGTATTGATTGAAAATGTAATTATCAAAACTATCTTTAATCTTCACCTGGTAATAGTCAAAATGTAAACCTTCAATTTGTCTTAAATCTTTATCAATTGAACATACAATATAATCATTTACATCTAATAATTGCGTAGAAAAATAGATTAAATCATCCGCTTCGTATTCATCTGAAGCAAAAGAATTGTCTAGGTAATCTAAAAGATAGGCACGAAGTTTATTAACCCACTTGTTTCTTTTACCTTTACGATTTGCTTTGTATTCAGAATCTATTGCATATCTAAAATTCTTTTTACACGTTGTAAAGAAGTATTTAACCTCTTCGATTTGTTCACGTTCTTCTATTTCGTTAAATATATCAAAGGCTATTTTTTCAAAGCGTTCAAATCCTAAAGATAAAATCTTTTCTTCTATTGCAAATCTACTTTCTCCATTTTGTAGCAACTCTCGAATTTCTCCGAAAGTTACTACCTTATAAATGGCTTGATAGATTAAAGAATCAGCATCGAATAAAACTACTTTACTCATAATAATTTTATTGCTGCTTTTTGTAACTCAGTTAATTCAAATTGATTCAAGTCTGAAACTTTAGCTTTGCCATCTTGAATAGCAATTAATGCTTTCTCAAATCGTTCTTGTGGCATTGTAGGCTTTTTATTAACGTGCTTACTAACATCATTTGCATCATCATCTTGCATAGAAAGACTCAAAAGTGATTGCAATGAGTACCTCCTAAAGTAAGAAATTTGCCCTCCCAATTTTTGTGGGTCATTAATATCTATAAGTTTAATCTCAGATATAAACTCCTCACCCGTTTCAATGTCAATCACTATGCTTTGCACACATCCATTTGCGATAGGTTGTAATAACAGTAAATTGTATTTATGTAGTATCGGTTCAACTACATCTAAAATAGTGTTTAAATCAGCATACTTTGATTTAAAGAAAGGATTGTCAGCAGACTTGTTAATCTTACCAATTTCTTGTTTAGCTAAATGTAGCTTAAAATAAATTCCGTTTGGCTTTGGAATTGCGTCTTCAAAAGAAATAGATTGTTTCTCTTGTAATTCTCCTTTGATGTCAAAGGCTTTTG